TGGGGATGATGGGTTCACACCCAATATGGAGAAGAAGTGGTTGGATGATGTGGCGGCAGAGTATCACCAGAAATTAGAGCACAGGAAAGTGACGAAAGAGGACGGTTGTTTTGACTTCCTCGGACGTTATTTCAGTTGGTCAACTTTCTACGGTGAGGCAAACTCTTGCATTGACGTACTCAGGCAGTTGCCCAAGTTGCACATTGGTAGGCGAACACCCGCCTTCCAAACACACTTGGACCACCTGGACGCCAAAGTCGCCTCGTTCCTCCACACTGATGCGGAAGCACCCGTGCTTGGTGCGTGGTGCAAGAAGTACGCTTCATTCCGGCCTGGTGTCGCCCAGATACAGCCTGAAGCATTCACTCGCTACGCCGCTAAGACGAGCAGCAAATTCCGCCAAGTCAGGGCTGATTGGATGGCTAAAATGTGTTACCCCATTGATGTGGACACAGCAGAAGCCAACATCGCCGCAATCAAGAGCCTGTCCCAACTCCTTAAGACGCCCATCACGAACCCCATACCTAGACCAGAGCCCAAATTTGACCACGTAGTCCGCGGTCATGGCCTCGTCAAAGGGAAGGAAACGTTCAAACCCACCCCACGCGCAGTCAAGAAAGAACGAGCTAAGAGAGCTCGCGACTGCAGCCTCTAACGGGATCTAGAGGCAAACTCCAAGCAGCCAAATTAAGAGTATAAACTGTTTTTGACCTTCCGCAATGGCACCAGGCAAGAAAAATCAAGCACAAGCCAACCAAAAGAAGCAGCAACGCAAGCAGAAACCCAAACCTAAGGAAAACAGGATGGTAGTCTACGTGCAGCCCAAACCTCAAGTTACGGGCCAAAACGCTGACTGCCTTCTCGAATCTGCCGCAGTGCGAGCCCAACCTTTCATGAAGCTCGACTCTCTGCCCTGTAACCCCATCTACGATGAGGGGTACTCCACCAAACGCAAGATCTACTCGCGACACACTTTCTCCACGGGGACCACCGGCAACGGGTTCTTCGTATTGAACTGTCGCTTGGGGACAGCACCGGTGGCAGGCAGGCAAATGTACTACACCTCCAATGCATTCGCAGGCTCCGGGATATCCACCGCGTCCCTGCCAGCAGGAGTACAAGG